CTCGCCATACGGCTTTGATGCCGACAGGCTGGAAAAGCGGCTTGATTGAGCGTGATGGCATGATTCTCATGGAACGCCCTTTGGAGTTGACAGAAGAAGCGCGTGATGTAGAATTGCGGAGGGCTAGGAATCAAGTCCGCGCTAAAGAGGCGCAACTTAGTTCCACACCAGACGGCACGATGACGCGAGAGCATGATCGGGTTCGTCCTTCGATTAAAAAGGGCTATGAGCCAATTCCAGTCCCGAAAGACTGAGGCCATAGTTCCTGAACCTGCCCTTGGGGAGGCGGGTTAAACAAATGTTTGGGGTTGGCAGTGCCGGGCGCATAGCAACCTCTCTCCTTAAAGGAAATCGTAAAATGGCGAATACAAACGCGCCCTTCGGATTCCGTCAGGCTAGCGGCACTGGGACAACTCCGTCCTATGAGCAGATTGAAGCCTCGATTGCTTCCAACTATACGACCCCGATCTTTTTCGGTGATCCCGTGTATCCACTCGACACTGGCTATGTTGCTGGTTCGTCGGTAACCCCCGGCGTTGTCCAGATTGCTGGTATCTTCGTTGGCTGTAAATACCTGTCCGTGTCGCAGAAGCGCACGGTGTGGTCGAACTATTGGCCCGGTAGCGATAATAACGGTGCTGTCACCGCTTATATCGTGACCGACCCAAATGCTAATTTCCTTGTGCAAATTGGCGGTTCTTCTTCGACTGGTGCTGTTCAGGCTGACATTGGTGCAAACGTGCAGTTCTCCTATGGGACGGGTAACACCGCCAATGGGATTTCTGGTGCTTATGTTGTCTACAACAGCGGCGCGGTAACAGCTACGTTGCCATTCCGCATCAAGTCTCTCGTCACCGAGCCTCCCGGCTCTAATGGAACAGAAAGCGGCGCATACAACTATGTAATCGTCGGCTTCAACAACGTAAGCAATAAACAGCTTACGAGCGTTGGTTAAGGGGAGTAAAGCGTCATGGCTGTCAATTTAAGTGCCATTAAAGACCTTCTGCTTCCCGGCCTCCGTGGGGTTGAAGGCAAATACGAGATGATCCCATCTCAGTATGACAAGCTGTTCACAAAGCATGAGTCGAAAATGGCTCTGGAACGCACCGCTGAAATGCGCTTCTTGGGCCTCGCCCAGTTGAAGACTGAAGGTGGCCAGACCCAGTTCGACAACTCCGCTGGTGAGCGTTACGTCTACAACCAAGAACATACTGAAATTGCTCTTGGCTATGCGATTACCCGCAAGGCAATCGACGACAACCTCTACAAAACACAGTTCATGCCATCGAACTTGGGTCTGATCGAATCTTTCCAGCAGACCAAAGAAATCTACGGCGCGAACGTGTTGAACACGGCTACCACTTACAATGCTAACATTGGCGGTGACGGTGTCGCTCTCTGCGCCACTAACCACCCGATTGATGGAAGCACTGTAGCAAACCGCCCGACCACTGACGTCGATCTGAATGAAGCAACCCTGCTTAATGGCATGATTTCAATTCGGACCGCCTTCAAGGATCAGGCTGGCTTGAAAGTGTTTGCCCGTGGTCGCAAACTGGTTGTGCCTCCGCAGTTGGAACCAACAGCAATCCGTCTCACTAAGACTGAATTGCGTCCCGGCTCCGCAGACAACGATGTCAATGCTATCATGATGACCGCAGGTGGATTGCCGGAAGGTTACATGGTCAATGACTTCTTGACTTCGCAGTTTGCTTGGTTCTTGCTTACGAATATTGACGGTCTCTCCTATATGGAGCGCGTTAAGTTCGAAACAGACATGCAAGTCGACTTCGTGACTGATAACTTGCTTGTAAAGGGCTATGAGCGTTACAGCTTTGGCTACTACAACTGGCGTTCGATCTGGGGTTCGTTCCCGACTTCGTAATAGGTCAAGCCCCTGCCCATCGTGGGTGGGGGCATTTAACTGAAAGGGTCATATCATGGCTTCTACACATTTCAGTGGACCTGTTATTGCGGGTGATTTGCAAGATGGCGAAGTGGGTGGTCCTAATCAAGGACCAGTCCGTCTTTCTCAGGTTACAAATCTTACCCAGAATAGCACAACCGCTGTATCGTCTACCCTTTACATCCCTGCGGGTTCGTTCATCGAAAGCATTGTTGTCGATGTTCTGACCGCATTTGATTCCGCTACATCTGCAACCCTGTCGGTCGGCTTGACCGCTGGTGGAACCCAGTATGCAAGCGGCGTTAACGTAAAGGCCGCTACGGGCCGCATTGCCGTTGCTTACACTGCTGCCCAGTTGGCGGCTATGTCGGGACAGACCGTCCTTGGCGTTGCCGCTCCGACAACCGCCCCAGTTGTTGTGACCATCACTCCTGTCGGTGCTACCACCGCTGGGTATGTGCATGTCACTATCAACTACATCCAACTGTAATAGGAGAGTCCCATGAAGGGTCGTTCAAAACGGGCTGACGGCGGTGGCGTTCAGAAGGGCGTAAAGGCAAACAATGCCGCGCCGACTGAAGTCTACGCTGGTGCAGGTTCTAATGTTGTCAAAGAAGCCAAAGAGCGTAAGCACGGCGGTAAGGTTGATGGCGCAAAGTCTAAAATGCGTATGGATCGTGCAATGCGTAAATCTGGCGGTCGTGTTGGTTCTAACATGAACCCACTCTCGTCAGCCGCTTCTGGCACACCTGCTCAGGGCCATTCGACCAACTGCTAATCCTTGCTTGTTGGTTGATTTGC